TAAGCGAGAGAGCAAATAGCCAGCCATGAAAAAGACAATGCTTATTTGGATAGCTGTAATTATCGCTCTCATAGTTGGGATATCGTTTATGTGGCATAAATACCACACAACTTCTCAAATAGTTAGTCAGTTGCAAGATGAGATTAAAGAAGTTAATCAAAAGATGGAGCAAAAGATTGAAAGCATCAAGCAAAACGTGCAAGCCGTGAGCCAAGAAGCTCAAGAGGCGGGTGATGAATATGTCAAAGAAATTGTTTCTGGTTCTGACGCTGACTTTCTTGATATTCTTGATGAATATAGCGCCGTCATGGTCGAACGAGTGGAGCGAGGGATGGAAGAAGATTGAAAATCCGGATGAGCCGGGTCAATATCTGCTCGCAGCACCGTGGGATTGGGGGCGGACCGTTCTCACAGGGGCCATGGCTGAACATGAGGAGCTCGAGACAATCAAGCCACGCATGGCAAGCATAGAAGAGCAACTCAACGAGGTTATAGACTACATGAACGAGTCGAATGCTCAGATAGAAGAGAGGATCAATCAAGCCGTCTCCAAATCGTATTGGAAGGGCTTTCAGCAGGGCGGCGTGCTTGGTTTTGTAATTGGCATTGGGCTTGGAGTGTGGATTGCGAATTGAAAATGATGTATAATGTTTATGTGGCCTGAGTTCCCTCCTCCTCTCGGGCCACGTGGGGCAGGCGGGGCCATAACGGCTCCGCCTTTTTTGGTGCGTAAAATTAGGACTTTTGTCCTAATAAATCCCATGAAAATCAGGACTTTAGACCTATTAAAATCCCCTTGACAGGGATATATATGGCTATATAATATAACTATCAAACAGGAGGAGGGGATCAAAATGGCATGGTATGAGGTTCAATGCAGTGGATGCAAAAAAGAATTTAGGGTGCAGTTGTATGGTAAGGTAAAAGATAGAGAGTGGAGAGCGGAGCATTGGACTTGGCTTTGCGATGATTGCAAGGCCAAGAAGAGGGAGGAGGAGGCACGAAAGGCGGCCGAAAGAAGCCAAGAAATGCAGCTCCCCGAGCTCGTTGGGAGTGAAAAGCAAGTAAAATGGGCGCTTCAAATCAGATTACAAGCAATAAAAGAGATAGAAAAACAATTAGAAGCGTATAAAGCATTGTCGAGCATCAACCCCGATGGCGAACCCGAACAAGAAGAGTTTTTGATGAAGCTTGGCTTCGAAGACATCATTAAAAACGAAATCAAGGCCTCGTGGTGGATCGATAATAGATATATGAGTTTTGGAGTTACAGCGATCCAAAGGGGTAAGCGGGTCGTGAATAAGTTGGCTGAAGGTGATAAAAATGGAAGATCGTAAACTTATAGCTTTCAAAGCGCCAGTAGACTTATATCACAATTTCAAAGTGTTGTGCGTCAAAGAGCGAAAAACTATCAGGGAGGTCTTAACGCAATTGATGCTAAACTATATTGAAGCTCACGACAAAAACTGATCAATATTGACCATACCGAAGGAGGCCGAGCAAACGGGCCTCCTTTTTTATTTCTTTTTATGTGGCTTGCTGGTAACTGGATTCTTGGGATGTTTCTTGTTCCACGTTGCAGCGGCGATACGCTTGGCTTCTTTGTCGGCTTTCGCTGGAGTTAAACCTTTCTGAAGCATTTTTTTCTTGAGCGCGTCTCTCATCTTTTCGTATCCCTTTGGCACGTTCTTCAACCTCCTTAAACGTATAACCATATAATTGAATATTAGTAAATGTCAAAATATAGCCACCGTTCACACTTCTAAAGATGTGCTTTGGTCTTTTACCTTGTGTTTTACCTTCGTAAACGAATTTACTGGGGAGGAATGTTACGCTTGGGAGCTTCTCCATTTCGCTTATTACGTAGACTGATCCTTGGTTGAATGTTTTACTTAGTGCTAATTTGGTGAGCGTTGCTATTTTATATTGCTTATATTCGTCTTTCGACATAATGTGCCTTACTGAGTTGAACGATCTTTTAATGCTTTGCGCTATTTCATGTTGCGTGCGCCCCGCGATGTCCAATTGCAGGACGGCATTAAATTCTTCTTCTGTCCAAGGTTTCTTGCTATTTGCTGCACTCATGACCTTCGCTCCATGTCCATACATCAATGCCGTTATCATGAAGTTTTCTTAGCATTTGTATACCGTTGTCTACATCGAGAATATCATAAATGCGCATTAGTCTATTCTTGATCGTCCTTGGACTATACTTTATCATTGCGCCTATTTGTCTTGTTGTGAGTCCATATGACTTTAGCTTGATGATTTGCCAATCGATGCTGTCAAATTCGTCCATGCATACCCCTCCTATTTGTGTTTTGTGCCTGTGTCTATGATACCAATAATTTGGCGAGCTTGCAACTAAAATTCGTCTATTGACAAACGCAAAAACCATGCTATTATGGACGTATAAAATCTAAAAAAAGGAGGAGTTACCGTGGAGCAAGAACGAGAGCAAGAACGAGAAATAGTGGAGGCTGAAGTTGTCGACAGCTCGATTGTGCCTGTGGCGAGTGAAGCATTGGTCGAGCTTGCCGCACAGGCGGAGCGAAGAGTTGAAGCGATCAACAAAATCAAGCAATATTCGCTCCGCTTGACACAGCCTGGTGATTGGATCGACCAGAACGGCAGGCCATACCTGCAGGTTTCTGGTGCGGAGAAGATCGCCAGGCTTTTTGGCATTTCGTGGAGGATTGACGAACCGATCCGTGAAGAGCTGGAGGGGGGCCACTTTATTTACACTTACAAAGGTTACTTTTCACTTGCAGGAGCGGAAATTGAAGCCATAGGATCGAGATCGTCGAAGGATCCTTTCTTTAAGCGCTACATCTACGTGAATGGCCAGCGCAAGGAGTTGCCACCGACTGAGATCGATCCTGGTGATGTTAAAAAGGCCGCTTACACAAACTGCATCGGCAACGGTATAACACGACTACTTGGCTTGCGCAATATCAGTTATGATGACCTTGAGAAGGTGGCAGGGATCAAGCGTGAGCAAATAACACATATTCGGTATGGTGACAAAACCAAACAGGACGACAGCACTACGCCAGCAGAACCTCAAGAGATCGTCGGCGAAGTGGTCGATGTTCGGATGAAAAAAGGCAAGACAAAAGCTGGCAAGGATTATACATTGTATACAATCATAGTTGGCAACGACCAATACAAGACCTTCAGCGAAACTCAAGCTAAAATAGCCAAAGAAGCTAAGGAGACTGGCACACCAGTTGCTATTCGGTTTACGTCGGACAGTTATGGCCACAACATCGAATCAATCGAGCTTGGAGTGCGTGAACCAGGAGAGGAGGGCTAAGCTATGACAATCGTTGAAAAGATCATGGAGGCGAAACAGAAGAAGATCAAGCAATTCCCAGTTCATAGCAACAGAGCTTCCGATCTTGGTCATCCGTGCGTGAAATATCACGTGTTGAACCGCACGAAGTGGCAAGAGAGAGAGCTTCATAATGCCGCACTCCAAGCGGTGTTCGACCTTGGCAACGAATTTGAGCAAATTATCTTAAAGGAGCTAAACGAAGCTGGCATACCAGTCATCGAGCAACAGCGACCGTTCGAGTGGAAAGAATATCAGATCACGGGACACATCGACGGCAAGCTGTTAATCGATGGCAAGACAGTCCCTTTCGACGCCAAATCATGCTCACCGTTTGTCTTTGACTACATACGAGATATCAAAAGCTTGATCAATGGCAAGTATCCTTACTTGCGCAAATACCCTACACAGTTAAATCTTTATATGCTCATGAGCAATAGCGAGCGTGGTCTATTGCTTTTCAAAAACAAAGTAAACGGCCAATACAAAGAAGTGTGGATGGACATTGATTACGAGCTTGGCGAGGAGACATTAAAGCGTGCCGAGGCAATCAACCGACACCTTGCGGAGGGTGCCATTCCAAAGCCGATCGATGATCCTTTTTGGTGCAATGATTGTCCATATCTCCACATCTGCTTACCGCCGATGAGCGGCAAGGAGGTTGAAATATTAGACAACAACAAAGTCGCTAAAATGCTCGATCGGATGGACGAGCTCAAGCCGTTCGTCCACGAGTATTACCAAATCGACGATGAATTGAAAAGGATCCTTGAAGGCAAAGAAAAGGTGTTAATCGGTGACTGGATCGTCACAGGCAAGTGGATTGAAAAAAAGACCTATAATGTGCCAGTAGAGATTAGAGATAAGTATGCCACAGTTACGCGATATTGGAAGCGAAACATAGAAAAAGTAAACACAGACTGACAGCCAGGAGGGGCGCCACGTGCGCCCTTCTTGGCTTTTATATTCGACTTGATTTCGTTGTATATGTGGTATAATGAGAAACAGAGAGGAGGTGATAAATATGGATGAAGTGTTATATTTAACTACAGAAGAAGTGGCTAAAAAGTTGCGAGTGAGCACGTGGACTATCCGCAACCTAATTAAAGAGAAAAAACTAACGGCATTTCAAGTGGGAGCACAGTGGCGAATCCCCGCAAGTGAGGTTGAAGCAATGATAGAAAGAAACTTGAATAAAAAATAAGGAGGTGCGTTGAATGGCAATAAGATTAGCAAACGAAAGAAAAAAGCGTGGTTGGTCGCAATATGACCTCGCGCGTGCGGCAAACATCCACCCGACTGACATTAGTAAGATTGAGAGTGGTCGGTTTCCGTGCTTTGAGGGGTGGAGACAGCGCATTGTCAAAGCGTTGGATTGGCCACCTGAAAGAGCGGATGAGCTCTTTAATCAAGAAGAGTAAAGGATGATGAGCCTTGTCAAGACCTATTAAGAAAGGAGTTGAATATTTCCCCCATGTATGCACACATGGACGAACCATATATATATTAGAGCAACGTTGGGGAAATGATGGATATGCATTTTGGTTTAAGTTGCTTGAGCTTCTTGGCAGCACTGAAGGTCATGTTTTGGACATCCGAAATGCCACCACAAGGGAGTTTTTGGCAGCGAAAACTCACTTATCGGCAGAACAATGTTATGAGATATTGAATCTATTAGCTGACCTTGAAGCTATCGATCAAGAACTTTGGAGAGAGCATAATGTTATTTGGTGTCAAAACTTTGTCGATCATTTAGAGCCAGTTTACAGAAAACGGCATACTGAAACACCAACCAAGCCGAGTTTTCGTGACGAAAATATAAGCATAGCTGAAGTTTCTGTAGCAGAAAGTACACAAAGAAAAGAAAAGAAAAGTAAAGTAAAGAAAAGTAGAGAAAAGGAAAGGGAAGGGAAAAATTTGCCGCCCTTGCCCCCACCAAACGACTATGAAAAACTCATCTTAGAAGTGCTATCACAAGTCGAAAATTATCCATTTGACCAAGACGTTGATCTTAGGCTTATAAGAGACATTGCTGCTGATTATCCTGACATCGACCTCATCCAAGAAATTAAGCATTGGGCAACGTGGGTGTTAGACAAGCCACTCATCGACGGCAAATCTAAACCACGATCACAAATCCGTAATTGGATCAGAAAAGCAAGAGAGTTTAAGCACATTGATAATAGGTGGCGAAATGTAAAGGACAGAAGAAATCAATCATTTGAAGACTATATGAGGGAGGCGATGGCTTATGCACCAAAATGATTATGAAAGGTTTTTGGCAGTTATGGGAGCGACGGCGGAGATGTTGAACCAACCAAAACTTACACCGCTTGGGTTACGCACAATGTTTGCGGTTTTACAAAGATACCCTATTGAAGCAGTTGAGGCCGCAATACAAAAACACATGGAGGAGTCACCGTATATGCCTAAGCCGTGCGACATCATCAAGAACATCGAGGGCACAGCCGAGGAGCGAGCACTTATAGCATGGGGCTATGTGTTGATGGCCATTGCACGATATGGGCATTATCAAAGCGTCAAGTTTGACGATCCTGCTATTCACTATGCAATCGACAATATGGGCGGATGGCATTTAATATGCCAAGCATTAAATGAAGAGCTACCATTCATGAAAAAAGACTTCGTGAAACATTATATTCGTGGTGAACGTGTAGCTTCTTGGGACAACGTGACCGAACATTTCGTCGGTGAGTATGAACTACATAATGCACGAGGTAGTTATGGCGACGCAATCCCCGAGCTTGTTTTCATCCAAACACGAGGATCACAAAAAGCGCTTGACGCGGGGACTAAAGGGTGATACCATTGACAATGAAGGAGGAGGGATAAAAATGAAGGTAAAACTTGTAAAAGGTGGCACTAAGGTTATCCTATCAATCGAAAAAGAAGACTGCATAAATCTCAAGTGTATCCCAGCAAAAGATGATACGCTGGAGAATCGCGCAAAGGGGTTACACACAAACTGGATCACTGATAGCAAAATAGCGGTTAGGACGGACTATGTAGACCATGTAAACTGGGGTAGCTATACAAGCGACGAGCCGCATAGATACAAAGACGTTGTCCGTTTCTTAGTGACTGGTGAGCTACCAGATAATTCGGCCATTAAAGCTGATGGCACGAAAATGCTTGAGGTAAACAACGTTGTTAGCATTGAAAGAAGCGATTTAATATACGAAAAACACAACATCAACATAAGATTGTGCGTAAAAAAAGACGATGATAAGGTTCTTGGGATTGTGGGTGTGCAAACGAAATATGATCCCCTTTTACTTATGGGGGATGAAACCAAGCAGAAACGAGACACCATATGTGATCCCATTTACGTATACACATATGGAGAGGATGGGCCTGTAGCGGTTGTTATGCCAGTGACAATAAACGATGATTGCTTGCAATCAATCACTACAATAGCGAGAGATATTATTACTATAGGGGAGGTGCGATAATGTCATTTTTGGTCAACAGTGGCAATCCTGAAGAAAGAAAAACATTAGTTGTATGCATTACAAGTGCTGTACCTAGGGATGAAATTTTAGGCGAACCAGAAGAGGGTGACATGAGATTATTTTTAATTGAGAAATTCACAGAGGTTGTACGAAAAACCAAAAGACTGTTCAGAATAGAAGTTGATCTTCATGAAGACTATTTGTTCACGCTTTATACGTATGCTGAACCGCTAGACAAAAACAAGGAGGAGGATTTAAAAAATGAGGATTAAAGAAATTACAAGTCAGTATCGTAGGGATTTTAGGGCAATATATGAGTGCGAGCATTGCGGATTTACATATGAGGGTTCTGGATACGATGACAGTTATTTTCACAATTTTGTCATCCCACAAATAAAATGCAAGAAATGCGGCAAAATCGCTATGTCAGATTACAAACCGATGAAAACCAAATATCCTGACAGTATGGAGGTATAGGTCATGCCAAACCGAAATCTTCATGAAGTAATGGGCCACCTCGGCAAGGATCCTGAGTTGAGGATGACTCCAACGGGCAAGCACGTTTGCCGAATAAACGTTGCCACGAGCAATGACTTCTTCGACAGGCAAGCACAAAAATGGATCGAGCAGGATCCCGAGTGGCACAATGTGATCATCTGGGGTGACCTGGCTGAAAAAGTGGCACGCGAATTTGCCAAAGGTGACGCAATCATGGTGCGTGGTAGAAGTAAGACGAGAGAATACCAAGACAAAGATGGCCAAAAGAAACGCATTACGGAGATCACGGCCAACGAGGTTTACAAACCAATTTACGCCTCCAAGAAAATTAGTAAAATTGCCGACAATGAAAACTTGCCGCTCGACATTAACGATGAAGCACAAATTGAAGATGAAGGACAAGGCAACGTTGACCTGCCGTTTTAGGGGTGGAGGTGTATGGTGGATTTGATCTATAAGGTGTCTACGATCGCTCACGTGCGTCGGGATGGACATGAGAAGTATGATTAGCCTTTTGCAAATTTTAGATGCCATACAAGTCATCCTGGAGCGATGTATATACACGGTATATACACGCGTGCATACACAAAAGAAATTCTATACACGAAATATATACATGCGTGTATACACGAAATAGGGCTTGACAATGGAGTTTGACAGGCTTATACTATAAGCAAGAAAGATCAAAAGGAGGAGAGCGAAATGGCGACAAGAAAAGAGAAATTAGAAAGATGTGGATGGACTATTCACGCCGAACTTGGCGACCGCGCTTTTGTGGTCGAAACAAGCCAAGGTGATTACCAAGTGCTTTATTTCTACACTGATTGTCGGGGCGAGATACCGATGGTTGAGGGATACTTCACAAGTTCCTTCGGTTTTAAGGCGCGGAACGAGCTCATTAACGACCCAGAGAAGTTTGTGGGCAACTTCTACATCCACACAGCAGGCGTAGAACCAGATTGGGTAACAAAAGAAGAGTATCTATAGAAGGAGGAGAGTAGTAATGAAAAAGAAAAGCAGAATAGATTTAATTCACCATCTTGGTCGTCCATCTTTTCTCAAAAAGGAGGAAGAAATAATGCCAGATTTAAGCTCAGATCAAAAGTCATATTATTACATTAGAGAAGAAACAATGAGAGAAGTAATGCA